CATCATTGGTAGGTGGCGCAAAAGGCATGGCATCATCACCACCATCACTATAATTCCAATTGGCATCATATTGTGGCTTGGGCTGCTCGTTTTGGTTTACATATCCTATTGTGCCTTGTGTTGGTGTAACATCCCATCCATATTGAATGTTTTCATTAATATCATTCTTAAACCTACGACTTTCCATTTCATAGTGCATGCCAACCATAAGGTCAACGACACCATACATACGATTCTTTGCAACCTCTATCACATTCCCATAACCTTGAAAGCGTTGTATCTCGGCTTGTCCAAAAAACTCCGCACCTGCACGAAAGAAATCATTGTTTACACGATGTATTATAAAAATATCATCCGCAGCATTTTGTATGTCACCAGAACCACTTATGTCATTCTTCCTTAGAAACGTAGTAACCTTTCTTGGGTGTGCAACAAGAATCATATGCGACTGCGTTTCCTTGACAAAGTTCTTTATCTGTAACACAAGTTCCCTTTGCTTGTTGTTCTTGTCACCCTCCAATAAGTCTATGTTCATAGAAAACAAGTTGTCCAAGACAAAAACCTTAACACCGACCTTAAGCAACTCCCTCATGTCATGGAATATCTGTTCCCATGTGTTTCCATATTCATTGTTATAAAGGAAAAATTTTCCATCCATCCATCTGTCTATCTTCTCACCTATGTTGTTTGGAACAAAGTATTTTCCATCACCATATTGGGACATCTTTAAGTTGTTCTTTCCTGCAGCAACCATTTGTAGCCATGTCTTAAGAATATCCGCACGTAACTCACCTGACCATAAGGCGCACTTGTAACCTTGTTGTATAATGTTTATAATCAATGTGTTAAGCCAAGAGGATTTTCCACTCGAGTTAGAGCCTGATAGAATGGTAAGTTCCGACATGTTCAAACCAACAATGGCACGGTCTAATTCTACAAAGCCTGTCTTAACACATTCTATCTCCGACAAGTCCACTTTCTTTATCTTAGACATCGAAAGCCATTTCTCGCCAAGTTCCGCAACCTCTTCCTTAATTTCATACCTTGGTTTTTGTTGCTGGTACTGCCTTGGTTGTGGTTGGTATATGGGTTTGTTGTAGGCATCTGGTTCATAAACCTGTCGGAAATCAAACCACGTCTTTCCCTTGCAATGGCTATGCTGGCAGTTAAAGGTTATCTGACCATCTGGTGCAAGAAACAAGGCACTGTCCCATTTCTTTCTGTCACTATGCTGGTCAATCCAAGGGCATTGTTCCAATGTAAACCTTGTACTTGCACCTTGTTTTTCCTCTTTGTACACCACACCATGCTCATTAAGCCACATGCGTAGGTCAAAAGGCATGTTTGATTGATAGGGTCGCTTGTTTGGTGCTACCTTTGGTTCCTCTTTTGGTAACAAGTCAGCAAGTTCCTTGAACTTTTCTATAGGTGTTGGCTTTATTTCCTTTGGCACATAGACAATCTCAGACATACGCCAAGGACGGTCTTGGAGGTTTGCACCTTTCTTTGCCATCGTGCCATAGAGTTTACAGATGCGAGCCTCGTTGAAGTTCTTTTCATCAAAATCAACCCTGTCATCAGTAAACATCATACCCATGTACTTAAAGAAACCTCGGATTATCTCCTTGTTTTCCTCATTAACCTCCTCGTCAATATAGTATAGGTTGTGCCATCCATTTCCACTCTTACATATTATTGGCTCGCTAAAGCCACGTTCCCTAAGAAAACGAAAGACATCTTGGGCTTTCTTGTGTGCAAGTTCAAATTCTTCATTGCTCGAATTAGTACCACTCTTTCTTACTGGGTCAAAATCACACAAAACCCAATGCCTCCTAACTATATCATTGTCATTAGTGGTTATCTTTGGACTTTTGACAATCTTTCCACTTTGCTGACGACCATAGCATGAGTCATCTATCTTGTTCAACACAAAATAAATTTGTTCATCATCCATATCCGCATATGGCTTGATGGCATTGATAAGGACATCAACATCATTAAAATAACCACTATATTGAAAACGACCAAGTATGCGTACCTCTGTAAAGCCAACGTCCTTTACAAAGACGTTCCACCATAGCCGTATAGTATCTTCGTTAATCATATTTTATCCCATGTTTTTGTTTCGCCATTCCATCGTATCAAACCGCGACCATTGTTTAACATTATTGTAGCACCATCGGGACGATTGTGGTCATCATAGCCATCCGCTATATGTTTTCCATCCCAATATCCTATAAACAAAAAACACTTATACCACTCATTCCATGTAAGAGAACCACCACATACAGGAGAATAAGGAAGGTTTTCATCATCATTCTTTGTGGGGTCATAAATGATGGTGTTTCCTTGATATACTATAGTGAGAAAAACCTTGTCACGTAGGTATCTTTCAAAATCCTTTTGGTATTGTGGCTCACGACTATTACAATAGCACTTTATATGTGGCAATACTTTTTCCCTGTCGTTGTCCGTGAGTTTCTTCCAGTAATCCAATGCCTTTTTCTTAATACCCTTGCGACCATAAGCCACCCAACATTTTTCAAAAAGTTCTTTTTGTGGAGAAAGGTTGCGAAGATAGTCAACAATATTTGCCATTTCATCAAACGTAATCATATCATCTATCTTCACACCATATTCTGTTATACCCAAAGATTTGTCATCATTCAATAATGATTCAACAAAATCTTGTTGTTCTTTTGTTTTTGCTTGTAACATAATACAATTCGTTTAAAGTTTGCTCAACCATTGTTCGTAAATACGCGTAGCGATGTTTGCCATCATTACCGGCGGAACACTACGTCCAGCAAGTTCCGTCCAACCATTATCTTTAAAGTCGTAGTCTTTAGGAAACGACGAAATAGAACAAATTTCATTCTTCGATATAGTCAACGGCTTTGAAAAACAAATCAACTTCCCTGCGTTTGCAGGCAACGTTGGTGGTACTTCATTTTCTTTTACAAAGACATAGTTAAAACAACGTTCATTGCCATCGAGACGCTTCGTTATGCTACCAAAGTCGTTATCATCTTCCGTGCGATTTTCCCAATAAGAACGTCGCTTTTCGCTCACAAGTTCCCTTCCTTCGTAATCGGCAAATTCTCCATATACTATCTTTGGTTCGTTAAAATTCATATTAATCCTTGGGCGTTGTTCGAATAGGTCAACCTGCTCCAAGAATGGCGTAGCCAAATCTTTCCTAAGACATATAAAAAAAACCCTCTCACGACGCTGTGGAACGCCCATTTCGCTTGCATTTAGAAGAAAATGCTGACAATAGTATCCAGCTTCATCAAATGCCGCATAAATGCGTCGTACATAGGAAATACTTTCTCCAAGAATAAGTCCCTTAACGTTTTCCGAAACTACTACTTTTGGTTGTAAACGCTTGGCGAGGTCAATATATTCGAAAAAAAGGTCATCCCACACCTGTGTTATGCCGTATTTCGTTGTTTCGATTCCCCAATCCTTTTGACGATTGCCACTCATGCTAAACGACTTGCAAGGAGGGCTACCATCAAGTACATCGAGGTTATACAAAACCTCTGGCAAATCCTCACGCGTTTTAAACTCACGAATGTCTTGCACAAAATTATATATCGGATGGTGATTGGCGACGTAGGCTTCGTTTTTCTTTTTGTCTATTTCAAGGTCACCGATGACATCAAATCCCGCCAACTTGTAGCCCATTGTCGAACCACCGCCACAGGCAAAACATGAAAACACCTTTCCCTTGTCCTTTGTAAAAGTAACATCAGCAAGCGTCCAATCGTAAGGGAACTTATGTTCGCTTTGTACAACCGAAACTTCTTGTATTGGCGTTTCTCCAATAATAATTGTTTCATCTTGCTTTTGTTCTTCTACAACAACGGGATTTTCGACTATATTACTTAGCCATTGTTCATAAATGCGAGATGAAAGCTGCGCCATCATCACCGGTGGCACGCTTCGACCAATAAGTTTGTGTGCCTTTATGCCATTAAAATCATAGTCTTGGGGGAAAGAACCAATTTTACAAAGGTCACTATCGCTCAACCATTGCGGTGACCATGCTGGCATTGGACTTGCCTTGCCACTATAACCCTCTGTAAGCGTAGGATGCACACTATCAATATCCACAAGCCCACTTTGAAGGTACTTTTTTGGTTCACCTTTCTTGATACGCTCATAATCCTCGCGATAGCAACCCTTAATTTCATTTCCAAGTTCAAGGTTGCACATCCTACAAGTTATAGGACTTTCATTAAAAGTCATATCTATAAATGGTGCTTGTGTAAACATGTCCTTTTGGTATAAAAATGGCGTTGCAAGGTCTTTTCGTAAGCATACAAAAAAGACACGTTCACGTCTTTGTGGTACGCCCATCTTTGATGAATCAAAAAGCCAGTGTTGGCAATAATATCCAGCGTCATCGAAAAGGTCATAGATGTGTCGCACGTAATCAATGGCATCGCCAAGCAACAATCCCTTGACATTTTCCGCTACTACGACCTTTGGTTTGAGTTTTTTTGCCAAAGCGATATATTCAAAGAACAAATCGTCCCAACGCTGCGTTATGCCATCATGAGTAAAAACTTCACCCCATTTATCATCACGACTACCTGCCATCGAAAACGTAAGACATGGAGGCGAACCATCCAAAACGTCGAGGTAATATAATTCTTTTGGCAAATCCTCGCGTTCACGAAACTTACGAATATCTTCTGCATAGTTAAACCTTGGATGGTGATTTTTGACATACGCTGCGTTTTTTCGTGGGTCAATTTCAAGATTTCCAACGAGTTCGTAACCTGCGAGCTTGTAACCCATAGTGCTACCGCCACCACAAGAAAATGTCGAAAACACCTTGCATCCATTTGGCTTCACATTCGCCAAATCACTTAAATTCCAAAGATAGTTGAACCTGTGTTCCATTATCGTTTACTTGTTTTATTATTTTGTTATATATTCCTACAACACTCTTATAACCTTTATCATTAAGACGTGTATCAAGAAGCGTTTCAAAGTGTTCTGCAATACCGCTGTCGCCTAATTGAAGGTTTGTGTGGTTATGTACTTTCATCGTGGCAAAATACGCAAAACTATTCCTTATAGGCATCTTTTGTTGTGGCTTATTTAGTTCATTCCATGACATACCTTTAAGTGCTTCTGCGATGTTTGGGGAATAAAACGGGTCTACATTCACCTTTCCATATTTGTCTGCAAGTTTTTGACGCAATAGCCTTTGACCTGCATTTGGATTGCTAAAGTACATCTTGCGAAAGCCATCAACATCATCCTTATAGTGAAGAATACCCTTTTTGGATATACAGAAATGACCATCTGCAGGAATGCCCGTAACAATATACTTTTCTTCGACGTTTGTATAGACATAAAGAAACGGCCACAAACATTCAAAATCCGTCTTCTTTTTTGCACCATATTCCCGAGCCATCACAAAACAGTCGTTTATAAGCGTTTCCACGTCCACTGGTAACGTTATCTTTGTAAAAGGAACGCACATTTTTGCGGCAAGGGCTTTGGCTTCCATAAAATCTCGTGATTCCCTATCTTCCAAGGTAAAACTATACACATGTGGCGTAATACCACAATCAAGCATAGCAAAAAGAAGGCTTTGTGAATCAATGCCAGACGAAAGACATAAAGCAACATCGTTTTTTGGCAAATGACACACTTCGTTTATTAAAATATCATGTAGTGATACCATATTACAAACAACTTTATTTAATGGCTACCCAAGCACAGAAATTAAGACAACGCCAAAAGCAGTCATATTCCTTGAAACCACACATATTGAAAAGGTGTTCATTAAAATCGGACGTAAGCGGAACCAATACACCTTCCAACGACTTGCGCTTGTTTTGGATTAATTCCTCGCTATATCCGTTTCCTCGCTTGATGTTATAATATTCGTTGACGAGAATGTTGTCAATATTAGCATTACTTCCAAGAATCTTTTCAACGATGATAAGCGCTCCACCTTTATTTAAAGAATCATAGATTGACTGCAATATGTTCCAACGATATTCTATTGGCGTGAATTGCAATGTAAGGCTTGCTATAACAAGGTCGTTACCTTTCATTGGAACACCATTGCGCAAATCGTGGTTGATGACAACGACGTTCTCGTTACATTCGTACTTCTTTCTACATGCGTCGAGCATAGGTTCGCTCACATCGCTAAGAAAAAACTTCGCATTAGGAAATGCACTAATAAATTTGTCGCTTGCAAGACCATTTGAACAACCGATATCACTTACAACACCGTTTTCCTTTACAAAATTACGTCCTACCATAAAACAAAGTTCGCGCATGGTGTCATAGTTTGGAATTGACCGCGATAGCATGTCACCAAACACCTTAGTAACTTCTTCGTCAAATTCCCATTTCTTCCCGTTAGGGTTTACATTGTCTTTTTCCATAAATCTTTCTTATTTACGTTTATTATTTTTGTCCTTATTCAATAAAGTGCTTATCTTACTATAGATGCCGACATGTGGTAGTTTCTTTATCTTGTCAAAGTCCGAATCCTCTACACATTGGCGATAGGACTTTTCAAGTATCTTTGGTACATCCACCCTTTCGATGCGGTCATCATCACAAAGCCTTGCCAACATTTCAACCTCATGTTGCGTACCCTCACATTCCTTGCGCCTATTGGCATGTATGACGTCTTGTAGCCATGTACCAAGACCGTGCTTTTCTGCCATATGCCTTAGACGTGATAGGTATTGGCGGCAAAGACGTTGAAGGGTTTCGTTGCGTTTTGTTGCCATGTCTACACAAGTTTCTTTATTGTCTTTATTGTAGCACGGATTTCATCCTCGTGGTTGTCCATATATTCAAGGACATCACAACCGAAGATTTCCTCGAGACGTTTCTGTGTGTTGTTAGAGAAAGCCCATTGGTCATTCTTGCATTCATCATTATACAACAACACCAAATTGTAGTGTTCACTACCCATGTGGACAAGGATGGCAGCATAGCACACCAACTTGTCAACGGCCTCAACAGACCACTTGTTCGTCATTATTCCATATTCTACTATCATAAAGCCAAAAGTTTTTTATTCATCCAAGTTGTCTATGTCCCATATCAAGTAGTCCATGCAAGACCAACCACCACAAGACTCGATTTTCCTTATTTCAAGATTCCTCCATTTTTCAGGCATTTCCTCCAACAACTCACCATAACGGTACTCGATGCTTGGCGAACCACCAAAGCCATATCCCTTGCGTTTTACTGCAATATGACCCCAGTCACCTCGGTTTTCCGTCAAAACCTCTTGAATAAACTCGCCAACCGTCCGTGCCTTGTAGTCGCTTACCGCATATGGTGTTGTTTCATCACCACGCGTACGACCAATTGCCCTGTACTTCATAACACAAAAAACTCTAATTAGAATGGGACATCTTGTTTTTCTTCACTCTTTGGCTGCGACTCTTGAGGCTTTTCCTCTTGTGGAGCTTGCTTGGCTTCCGTTGTGTTGGTGCTTGAGGCATCATATTGCGGTGCATCAGTTCTTACAGCCTTCCATGCACTAATCTCATTAAACCACTTACCATTCCATTCCCTTGCATCCAAATCAAAATAGATGTTGTAGATGCCACCAACAACAATACCAAGGGCATTGAACCTATCCTCACCCATCACCGTCATTGCAACATGCTTGGGATACTGTCCCTGTGTTTCAAGAACAAAGGTGTATTTCTTGTATTCCACACCCTCTTTGCCTTCCTTTTTCGATGTAAACGTCATTACATCAAGAATCTTAATAACTTTTCCGTTAATTTCCATAATGTTTTTATATTTAAAATTTAAACTAATATTTTAATCTCCTAATACTTTTGTCGTATCTTTCCAACTTTTTCTTGCTTTTTGCCTTGTATTTCTTGTGGTTTCTTTCAAGTTCACAAGGCTTGGTGCAACCATCCACAAACTTACAATAACCACCGTACATCTTGGACTTTTGCCAAAACTTACACCTACTACATTTCATATTACATCAAATTTAAGGCACTTTTTAGCCATTTTGACGGGTTTTTACCCATTTGGTGGATAAGTTACCCATAAAAGCAAAAATATCGCCTTAGAAAGCCTTAAAATGCGTTTTTCTTGCCTTAACACCATTTATTTCCACTTTTCTTTCCACATTTGGATGGTAATAAAGCCATTCTAAGCCATGTTGTTTCATAATCAATACTTCTTTCCATGTTTCCTTGGGCGATGTTCATTGTAATGCATCTTATGGGTGACATGCCACTCCCAGTTGATGTGATGGAAGGCAGCAAACTCAATGCAGAAACTCAAAAAACTTCCTATTGCCCTGATTTTCAAGTCCACATCATCCTCTTTCTCTATATCCAACACCAAACCCGTCATCACAAAACACTGCTCACTGAAATCATCCTTACCGAATAAAGACAAAAACTCTTCCTTCATGTCAACAATACCGTCCGGCATCACACCCAAAGCACCACAATAGTCAAAGATACGAATGAATACATCCGCAAGTTCATCCTCAACGGTGTCCTTGATGTATTTTTCAAAAGGACTCCTTGTATTCTTGTCGTAAACGTCGGCACCGTACCTGATTTCGTCCTCATAAGACTCTATGTCCGCATGGCGACACTTACGGTCTGCCTCCACCATCTCACTGATTTCCGACACCACAAGCATCAACATATGAGCATCACTCAACTTCTTGTCATGAAAACCATGATTGCTTGCACACTTGTATGCACGGTCTATAAAACCAATTATCTTTTCATCCATAATAAAACCAATAAATTATCTTATACTATACTTCAAACTCCTAATCTCACTTTCCACCCTGTCATTATGCGTACATTGATTGCATGTCTGACACACCATCAACAAGTATATCATAAACAACAAAAACAAGACGTCATTCTTGTAATCACCGTTCCTCATCCTTTACATCCTCCCTTTTCAATAACCCTATAACCAAAAAATCTAATCACTTGAATCAATACCATACCAGAAACCAAGCTCAGGACAATTGTACTCATGGATACAGCGACCACGCTGGTAACCCTTCTCAGTCCAACCTGCACGCTTGAACTGTTCACAATAAGCCTTGTAAACCCATTCAAGCAAATCCGTACGCAAAAACCTCATAAAACCACTGCAAGAACCCCATCGCTTGTAAAAGTCAATACCATTCAAGTCACCAATGTCACCAATGGGCGCTAACTTACGAAGGTCACTAAGACCAAAAAGACTCACCTTACGGTACAAGTCCATCAATTGATTGTCACTCATAAAACGTTTTCTCCATATTTTAGTGAAACAAAAAAATCATCCCTACTATATAAGTAACCTTATTTTATAAAGAATACCATTTTTAATATAGTAAACTATATATATAAAGTAAACTTATTTAAATTTGGTTGCAAATATATATATATTATATCTAACTATAACTCTACAATCCTATATTTAACCAAACTTTAACATAATAACAACAATATATTAATAAAACTAAACAATCTATATATACAATATACTCCTAACACTCTATAAATAACAATCTAAATAAAAACTTAATATATATTATCCTAATATTATATTGTTCCCTTATTATATATTAGAAACCTTTTATATTAATATGTATAACTTATTACACACACACGCACACGTACACGTAAAAAGTATATACTATTTATAATAAGTACCTACTATATATAATAGTAAACACTTATATAAATAAGTTACCAATTATAATAATATAGTTACCATATTACTATAAAAGAAACCTATTATTAAAATAAGAAAACTAATATATTATAAAAGATAACTATTATAATAACAACCATATACAAAACATCCACACAACCACATTTTTTCTTTTTTCAAATTTTAAAAATTTATTTTTTCAAAAATAGGGTGTTTGCACCACATGATTCCATACCCCAAATCACCCCCCCCCGTCTATCGCTTTATAACTCATTGATTTTCAATTAGTTAAGTATTTATAAGGTTCATTTTTGATAATTAACCACACACACACACCACACCACACACACCACGCGCAAAAATGAACGCGAGGAAACGCAAACAAACGGCGAGGCGAAGAAATCCGACG